CGAGGAGGCGGAAGCCTATGCGAAGTTCAAAGCGCAAAGAGAAACCGTAACAGCCGACTCATCCCAAGAAGATGAAAAACCTGTTTGATTACGCCGAGTCCGAGCGCAGGAAAGAAGAGGGAATCAAAAAGGTTTCCTCTGGCTCCTCCGCAACTTGGACTGAAAGAGCCCTGGAAATGATTCGGAGGAAGGGGATTGGTGCCCGAATGACTGCGGAGACCCTTAGGGCTTGGCTGGGAGAAGATCCTCCACACCCAAACGCCATCGGCGCCGCCTTCAATACAGCCGCCAAGCAGGGGCTCGTGGAGAAAACAGGTCTCTGGGTGAAGGCAACTCGCCCTGAAGCTCATAGCAGAGAATTACGAGAATGGCTTCGCATCCCCCCCCGAAACACTTAAACTTAAGGGACCAAGTGGGCTTTGGTTAGGATCGTCCACAATTGGTTCTCTTTGTTTGCCCTCGGCCTTTTCCATTAGAGGTCGGGGGTTTTTTCTTTGTCAACATTGACTAATAGGTAAAAAGTTGGCACATTAGGGGCATGGAAGACCTAGACATCCCCGGAGAAGAGGTTTTTACCCCACCGAAAGCCCCTCGCAAGATGACCTTTGCGATTGGAGAGAACTATCTTGAATGGCTCGCTCAAGGACACACTCAGGGCTACATCTGCAAAGCTTTGGGCATTAGCCGTTGGACAATCCAGCGCTGGCGCAAGAGGGAACCCGAATGGGCCGCTAAAGAGGAAGCAATCAAGAACATACGGCTTGAGGCTGTCGAAGACTCGCTTTTCGCACAAGCGCTTGACGGCAACACGACGGCGTGTATCTTCTGGCTCAAGAACCGCGCCCCCGAAAAGTGGCGTGATGTACAGCGTTTGGAGCATGATGTTGAGCCCGTCTCACTCGCCGAAATGGTTCAAAAAATGGAACAGAACAAAGCCCTAACAGTAGATGAGCAGTTCTGTAACAGAAACTAACCCTGTAGAGGAGCGCGTCGCTAGGTGGCGGGACAACCCCGCCGACTTCATCTGGGATGTTCTGGGGTGCCAACTGACGGATCAACAAAAGTCCGTCCTTGATGCCATTGTCAATAATAAGCGGGTAGCTGTGCGGTCGGGCAACGGCTTAGGGAAAACCCACCTTGCTGCCTGCACCATCCTGTGGTTCCTCTACACCAGGGAATCCTTCATCCTCTCCACGGGCCCAACGGCCAGCCATGTCAGGACTCACCTTTGGGGAAATGTTAGGAAGCTGTGGAATGCTGCCACGATGCCCCTCGGTGGCGAGTTGCTGACAACAGCCATCCGCCTTGCCCCTTATTGGGAAGCCCAAGGCGTGGCGACAAGCGATCCCAGCAACTTCCAGGGTGGTCACGCAGAGAACCTCCTCCTTATCTTTGATGAGGCGCAAGCGGTAGACCCGCAGTTCTGGGAAGCAGCAGAGTCCATGATGTCAGGTAAAAACGCTCGCTGGCTAGTGATTGGCAACCCCTTGGAGGCAAAAGGAGAGTTCTATCGGGCTTTCAGGCGCCCAGAGGAATGGGCATCCGTGACCTTGTCTGCCCTCGATCACCCAAACTACAAAACCGAGGAGGAGGTAATCCCAGGCGCAACCACCTACGAGTGGGTCGAAGAGCGCAGACGAGGGTGGGGAGAAGACGATCCCCGCTTTATCGCCAGGGTTTTGGGCGAGTTCCCCGAAGCAGGCGATGACAGGGTGGTGCCCATTGGGTTCCTAGACAGGTGCGCCAACGAGGGGGGCATGGATGCCGGAGAAGGCATTCACCTTGGAGTGGATGTTGCTCGATTTGGATCAGACGAGACGGTTATTGCCGTGGTGGAGGACAATGTTCTCCTCGAAGAAATCAAATTGGCGAACCTAGACGGCAACGAGGTGTCGGGTCATGTCATTAAAATCGCCCAAAAGAACGGCATTAGCCAATCAGACGCCAACCGTATCCATGTCGATGTTATTGGGATTGGGGCAAGTGCGGTGGATGCGCTCAAGGACAGCGGTTGGAAGGTGGATTCAGTAGACTTCTCGACATCGCAACGGAATATCTATGGCGAAGAATGCGGACCTATGGAGTTCGCCAACCTCAGGGCGGAGATGTATTGGGCCGCTAGAGAGTTGCTTAGGCTGAAACTTGCGTGTGTGCCCAGAAAATTCGGCAGCACATGGGAAGAACTTACAGAAGGCGGTTACTCTTATGACCGCAAGGGCCGACTTCTTGTTGAGCCCAAGAAGGATATAAAGAAGCGATTGGGCCGTTCTCCGGACGGTGCGGACGCTTTTGTCTTATCCCTCGCACGGAACAGAAGACGAGTTCCACAAATCTACATCTAACAATGCGCTTCACACGACCAGACTTTGGCGAGCGGAACTTTCCAGGTACCGCTTACGACACCTTCACTAGATTCCCCATTGTTCCCGACCCACAGGCTCTTATCAGTCCCTGGTCACAGCACCCATATGCTCACGGCGCGATCCGCTTGGCGGGACAAATGTTAGGTATGCTTCCTTTCCGTATTGTGAAAGAAGACCTGGCGGGCTTCCACGGCGTAAAGAACGCCGAAACGCAAGAAGAGTTAGACCTCGCTCTACGCAAGTTCAACTTCATGAAGTCTCATAGTGTCCAAACATCACGGACAAGAGAGGCAGCGTTGGTGCCCATCCCTGACAGCCCGTGGCGTCCCATGTTTGACATTGTTAATCCACACATGGCGAAGGCTGACTTGTGGAATGCAGTAGTAACCCAGATGCTGTCAACTGGTTGCGCGATTCTTTGCCTTAAGGGCAGAAATGGGAGGCTCAAGAAAAAAGAAATCCCCCGTGAAGTTTATGTCTTTGGAAGGAAGGGTTGGTATGTGGACATCGACGAGAACACGGGAATGGTTCGCCGCTGGAAATACCAGCCGAGTGGAGCTGTCCAAGACGGGGCCACCTCTGCTTTCCAGTACAAAAACACCGAAGGCATTGAGTACGAGCCGCACGAGATTGTTCTCCTAAGGATCTACTCACCTGACCAGCCTTTCTGGGGGGAGACCCCACTTGCAGCCGCCTTTAACAAGATGCAGCAGGACTTGCTCGCCGATTCCTACAACAAGGCGTTCTTTGAAAACGGCGCAGAGCCTGGTGCCGTCCTGACCACCGAGTCGGATGACCTGAACCCTGACGACGCCCGTGGAATCCTCGCCATGTGGGAAGCTCGCCACCAAGGTGCCCTCAACCGCTCGAAGCCCGCGATCCTCACTCATGGCTTGAAGGTTGAGCATTCTCCAGTCACACACCAAGACATGGAGTTCTCGACAATGATTAACGCCAACAGAGACGCAATCCTAGCCTCTCTGCTTGTACACAAGGCTGCGCTTGGAGTGACAGAGAGTTTGAACCGTGCGACGATTGAGGAGGCTAACAGGATGGTATGGAGAAACCTTCTGCTGCCAATGGCTTCATACATTGAAGACCGTTTGTACACTACTTTGTTCAGCCGTTTCCCTGGTAATGACTTTGGCGTTTTCGACACGCAAGGAATTCCAGAACTCCAGACAGACATGGAAAGGCAGTCAGAAGTGGTGCGGAAGTTGTCCGTCAGCCTTGTGCCCCTCAACGACATCAATCAGATGCTGCACTTAGGGCTCCCGACCTACTCGTGGGGCGATGAGCCTGTTGTGCCAATGAATATGGCGCCCATCAGCCGGATTGTGGACGGTCCATTGTCGGAAGGGCCGACTGACCCTGAGCCTCCAGGTCCACTACCTGGGGACGAAGAAGATGCAGATGGCGATGAAGACCAAGTGCCACCTAACGAGCCAGACCCAAACGCAGGAATCGACACCACCTACAAGTCGGCAGAAGAAGAAAAAGAGCTTCGCTCTAAGCTACGGTCGTGGTTCTTTGCGGGTCGGTCGGCAACCCTCCAAGCCATTGAGGACAATCTCGATTCCGACTGGGAGAAGATTCAGTCTGTCACCGAGGAAACAGAGGACGAGCTTTGTGCTGAGATCTGTGCAGCCACCATTCTGGATAGCCGTGAGTGGCGAGAAAGCCTAGAGGAAACCTTTGGAGAAACGGACGAAGCAGGCGAACTGATTGAGGCGCTTCAAGAGCGGCTGGCTGAAAGGCTCATACCCGTTGTCAAGTCTGCCNCCGCCGGTCTTTACGAGTCCAAGGAACAGTATGGCGAGCATATGAAGAAGTATGTACGCAACGCATTCAACGCCGCTGGGCAGCCAGCAAGGTTAGCCCATCTAACCAGGGCTCTTCTTCGGCAGACATAAAGGTTGACAAAAGTGGTCACCTTCGGTAGAACGGTGGCATGAAAACCATTGAACTGTTTGCAGGGACTGGCTCCTTCAGTAATGTTATGAAGGCGCATGGTCACCCCATATTCCAAGTAGAAAAGGTGCCCCATAGAGACAACCTTGTGGACCTCCCCGTGGATGTCCGCACACTAAGTGGCGCAGACTTACCTGAAAATTGCGAAATGCTCTGGGCGTCTCCCCCTTGTACTGGATTCTCGGTAGCCTCGATTGGGAAGATGTGGAAGAAGCCAGAAGATCCTAAAGGGATAGCCACCCCCAAGCATGACACCGCTCGACTTGGGTTGGAACTTATGAGGCATACCATCAAGCTGATTACTGAAGCCCAACCAAAGTGGTGGTTCATTGAGAATCCTAGGGGCATGATGCGNAAGGTGTTCGACTCTCACGCCCTAGAGCTTGGGCTGACAGGATATGTACGCCATACCGTGACTTATTGCCAGTACGGGGANACCCGAATGAAGCCCACCGATATTTGGACAAACGCCCACTGGTGGCAACCCCGCCCCCCCTGCAAGAACGGCGACCCATGCCATGAAGCCGCACCAAGAGGTTCTAGAACTGGCACACAGGGGGTGGCTGGCAAGGCTGACCGCTCTCGCATTCCCCNGTATCTCTTTGAGCAGATACTTAACCATTACGCACAAAAATGACCGAAGAAAAAACACCCTCCTTAGCGCCACCCATATCAGAAACAGCAGCGTCTGATTTGTTCTTTAACCACGGCTTCGAGCCCGAAGGCTCTGACCCAGAAGCCGTTATGCAGAGGGCGAGGAGTTTCGCCAGCGCATATCATGAGTTAGGCTTTGACGCCCAATGGTACTTCGATGATTTCATGAAGCGCGTATAGGTTTAGAAAGAATACCCAAAACGCTCGATATCTTCGCCCCAAACGCTTTCCACAAGCAAGCGGCACTCTTCGTTATAGAAGTCGCTGTAGTGTCCGTGGCTTGTGCTGTTTAGCTGGGGCAACCGAGGAGAGACACCCATGATGCCGTTGGCGCGGAGGAAATCCTGAAATGCTGACACAAGAGTTTCAAACGGGAGCAGGGTTTGTACCCCGTCAATGTAAAAGGACTGGGGGAAGGCGTGGAAAAAATGGGGGTCTTCCTCGTGTCTAGCGCAGATGGCTCTGGCGAACTCCACAAAAGAAAGCTCGCTGCTTCCGTAGAGCCCAAAGAGTTGGTGCTTCTTCGCAAAGCAGAACATGGAGACCATGCGGTCGTAGGGATTACGGATCACCGCAAACGAGGGAACATCAGACACGACTGTTCCAAGTTCCCTAACCGCTTCCACATAAGAGCAATGAGATGGCGCAAAGATTCCCTTGTACCTTAGGTGATTCCCCTGGAAGAACCTGGTTAGCTCCCCGTCACGAATGGTGTTCGCGACTCCAAGTACTTGGTAAATAGTGGTGCTTGCGTTCTTGGGAATGCGAACGAAAGAAACAAGGTTCTCCATCAGCGCCTTTTCGAGCCAGCCCTATCTAAACGCCGCACCTGGTAGCGGGTCTGACTTTTGGTTTTAACGGGAACAACAACAGAACCATCCACTTTTGCGGACATCTCTTCCGCTCGTGCTTTGTTTCTGTATGTACTAATGATTGTCCACTTGGTGTAGGCCATCCTTAGATTTTAGAACCGCCTCCACTTTCTTCCAATAAGGAATCGTGGAATCCTTGTATCTCCCACGGGGACCACCATTGTGGGTCCGAGCGATCACCTCAGCATTTCCTGACGCCCAAGCCTCTGGACACCAGCGCTCCATATAAGCCCGNACAACGCCTTGGGCATATTCCCGCCCTCGACACATTTCGTATTCACCAGGGACACCTGAGTCCTCCCAGTAGGCTCTGAGTATCTGGTATGGCCCTATCTCCCCCGCAGCACCATCGGGTGGGTTCTCAACGCCGCCGCTTTCCACTAGGACAATTGAGTCCAGGATTTTTTGGAGGGAATGGGATTGGGAGCTGGGCTCTCCCAAAAATGCGAGGATCGTAAGTGGCGCCTTCGCCAGAAATTTATACTTGGAACTCAATCGTTTGCTGCTGGGTTACTGGGNTACCCGTCTGACCGTTCAACGCCAATAAAACAGAAAAGNAAGCCTTTTNTGTGGCGATGGAGGCTATGGCTCGAATGTACCGCTCCCGTCCATCCAGATTGATTTGNCCAATCCACATCTTTAGTTCCTCGCTCGGAACATCGGCTTCTTTGATTACAAATTCAGCGCCAGAGATGGCTGCCCAAGTGTCGGAAACACCGCTGTCCGATGATTCTTGGAGCGTTACGGTTAGTTCTGAGCCAGTGAGCATATCTCCAACAGCAAGAATTACCGTAGCCTGACCATACCGCTGGGTGTCAACTGACGCCCCCGTCGCGCTTCCACCAGCACTTTTGAATTGGGGTGGGATAACGCCCGCGATCAGCGCATTCTCGTCTAGGTTTACTTCCATGATGTCCGAATGATAACGAGCTGCCGCCTCCTAGCCGACCTCTTCTTTATCTAAATCTGTTTCTAGGTACACGGGGG